ACCATTAGATGTTTCATAAAATATTTGAGATATTTTAGTGTCTATTAATGAATCATTAGAGTATACATTTTTATGTACATATGATTTGTCTAAAATTGTTTTTTTAATAGAACCCTTTGAACTATTTAAACGAGACAACTCATCCAATGTATAAGTTGGTACGTTTGATATTGGAGACCTTTCGGTAGTCAATATGTCTTTTTTCTGATATCTATCTATTGCCATACTACCTACTATTTATTGGTTTTAAAACGATTGGTGATGTTCTTCAGTCGATTCAGAAGCTCCTGAGATGTTGATGAAGCTGTTGAAATATCATTTTTTGATACGACTGGTGCTGTTGCTGTTGTAGTAGTAGAAAGAATTTTGAATGGGGTGTCCTTACGTCTGTTCTTAAAATTCTGTCTTAATATCGCGTATTCATTTATTCTTTTAGGTAAAATGTTGGCTGCTTTCCTATATTGGGTTTGTCTAAGCTTCAACAAATCTGCAGCTGCATCTCGATTTGTTTTTGAAACTAGAAAAACTTGTTCTAGTTTCTTTGATTTATCGAGTACTGCTTGTGCTTTATTTATTCCGTCCTGGGCCTTTCTTCGTAATATTCTGGGCCGGCGTGGTATTAACTTGAATACGGACTTTAACCCGTCTAGTGCGGTTTGTGCGGCTTTTACAGGAAGTGATAGTAGGATTCGACTTCTAGCAATACTAAACCTAAGGTTAGCCGTTTGTACATTGTTAGCTGCAATGGTAAGATTACTTCTTGCAACCTTCTTATCGCGTTGAGCCGCTTTCAATGATGCTCGCGCGCTGTCTAGCTTTTTTGAAATATCATTCTCTAAATTTTTAAAATAAGTTGGTGTTCTATAGACACCAATGATTTTAGTCACTTTTATTTTTTCACCTGCTTTCTTATACCCATCTGGTACTGTTATACTAAAGTCAACTGCAGTTGGACTTTGTGTTTTGTTTTCCACGCCTCTTTCGTCAACATACTTAGTAATAGGTGTAGGTTGAAATATGCTAGGCCAGTTTTTATAAACAACAGTTGGGGTTGTTGCGGAATTTCCTTTTGATACAGTTAAAGCACCAGTATCAGGATTAACCTTTATGTTACCAGTCCATGTATCAATTGTGAAAGGAGGTGAAGTTCTAAGAATTTCTGAATCAACTTTGTCTGGTTCTAGTGTATCTACTTTAAATATTGACTTTTCACCACTTATGTCGAATCCTTTGTAACCAGTACCACAAAATGCAACCGGCTCCCATGTGTCAAATTCTACCATATCCTCATTTTTTAAAATATACTCAAATGTTATGATTGGGTATTTTTTAGGTGAGATGGTGTTAACCAATTCTGCTGATGCACTGACACCCACGCCACCATTCCAAGGTAACCTTCTTCTGAGGAATCGCATTCTCAAGTCAACATTTTTGGTGAGATTGTTTTGTGCACCTAGTGTAAATTTAAATTTTAAACTTCTACCAGAGTCAATGAGTTCTTTTGTAATTACATATCTACCATTATCTAATGCAGGGCCTTCAATTGTTTTATCAAATGGTACTTGCTCATAACCTGCGAATTTAAAACCGCGGCCGTAGAGATAGTCGCTTGTATAACTTACGTTAAGAAAATGTCTGTTTCGATAATTACGTGAAGTCTGTCTACCATCTGGTGTGGTTGCATTTTCAGTCATCTCATACCTACCACTAAATATATCTACAAATTCAGATACTATTTCTGCAGAAATTGCTTTATATTTGATATAGTTTAATTTTTGTTCAGTAATTTCCAATTCACCATTGTTATTGATAAGTTCATCGGAAACTACACCCATTACCTTTTTGTATGATTCTTTTTCATAAAATGTGGCAGCTGATATTAGTCTAACACTACCATATTGTTCTTCTTTAGATTTTGGCAATCCATAAGAAATGATTTGGTTAGATGTGTTTCGATTAACATCTCGTTTTACTACTGTAAGATTTTTTGTTTTTTCTGGCATTATCTAACTACTTTAAAAATTGGCCCATCAAAATATTCACTTTTACCACTTCTATCTACTCTAAATTCAAATTGATAGAATCTCTCAGGTTGTAATGTATTAAACCAAAAATCAAAATAATTTCCAGTTGAATCACAATCTACTGTGGTGTATGTTGTATCGTATGGTATTATAGATAAATTCGTCTCCACATCCTTTACCTTATAATAAGTAGTTTGTGGTAGATATTTAATTGTAGTATATGGGTGTGAATCTGCAAAAGTTCTTTGTGGGTATCTTGCTCTACCAACTACTCTAAGTTTTGCTTTAGATGATTCCTTATACTCAGTAAGTGTATTCTTAGCATATACTATAATATTATCATCAGTAAGTTCTTCTAAAGAACCTGGGTTGAATGTACCAGATACCCATCTAACACCCAACGTAGGAACATATATTGTATTAGTATCATTTGAAAAGAATTTAGATGAACCATATTTAACAGAACCACCTTCTTGTGATTTTGGTCGTTTAATTATAAATCCGTTATTGGGGCGAGAACCACTTAACCAATCATTTACATAATCGGTAACATCTACATTTAAATCTACTGTGTATTTGTTGAATGATTGAGATACTAATGTATTACTAACAGATGCAGTATACCAATTACCACCACCTTCATTTAATGTATAAGAGCCAGTTACATCTGCTGCAAACGAACTCGTTACCCATGTTGAATCATTTCTACTTACCCAACTACAACCTTCTGTAGTTACTGGATTATCATAAAACGAACCCATCCCTTCACTCCAACTACCTGATATTTGGTGAATGTCTAGTGTATATTCACGTTGTACTTCAGTCTCTTGAGTTGATGTTAAATTTAAATAGAATTTTATATTACCCGATATATCACCTGAAGATATTGATGATGATAGTGGTGTCAAATCAAATTGTGTAAGTATTCTACTATTGCCAATTAAATCTGTATTACTAAGTTCATCAAAGAACTTTGTAGTTTCCAATATCGAATCGTTACCTGCGTTCTGGTTCTTACGAGTAGTTTGTTCGTAAATGGTAGTATCTTTCTGTCCGTATATTCTATATATCATTGTTTATCTCCTTAGAATGATTGAGTTACTACCTTGCCCCTAATGTCTGTATTTGGGAATTTAACTTCAAATATTGATGGGTCTTTTGCTGGATAAATTACTCCAAACTTAGTGGCAGTCTTAATACTATATTTATTCGGTGAATAATTTCCATTAAATTTATTAAATATTTGAAATCCACCGACTCCCTCTTTATCGGGTCTAATTACAGTTTGAACACCATCAACACCATCCAACAATAAATATAGTTTAGATAATTGTATTGGGTTGTTTATGGACATATTATTAATATTAAAAAACTCTTTAAGTTCATTTATACAATTTAAAAGAACTACATTAGAGTTGTAATCTGGCATTACAGTTATTTCAAATTCAATTCCAATGTTTATAATATGCGCATCTTTAATATTAACTGCATCTGTTAATAATCTATAATATGAAATATAAGTTTTTAGATTATTTTTTGTTGCGGTGTTTAGTGGTACTAAATGATTGGTATCATTGTAACCCAATGTGTATAAGTTTAGTGCTAATGGGTTCGGTATTTCAGATGTGATTGTTTCACCACTACTTTTTTTATTTTCGATTTGATAATCTTGTAGTATGTATGCTTTCGCTACCGACCCAAATTGTGGTGGTAGTGCATAACATCTCATAATATAATCTTCTCTACTTACAGTTCTATTTTGAGCTGCGAAGAATGACATTGCATTGTTACGAATCTCATCCATAGATTCTTCACTACGTGCTCCTCGTGCCGGTTCTGGATTTGTTACTGCTATAGAGTTTCTAACAAAGTTTACAAGTGATGTATCCAAATTACGTTCATTTGCAAATGTTTGGGTAGATGAAATAACAGTTACTAAGTCTTTTGCCGGTACATTGTCTATGATACCATTACCAACTAAATACTCAACCGTTAACGTTGTATTAGATGGGGCAACTCCATATGTTTTAGTATATAAAAAATTAGATGGGTCGATTCCTTGGTCTAAATCACCAACGACTCCATATAGAGCAGAACCAACGTTATCTGGATTTGGTATAATCTCTTCATCTGCATTAGCAGATATACCTGCTCCAAATTGAATTGTCACCACACCTCTATCTTCAATTTTTGTTATAAATCTCTTTGGTACTCTGTTTAATTGTAAAAGATATGGAGTATCGTCTGAGAATTGTGAAAATTGTGTTGAGTTATCTTCGTTGTTTTCTATTTGCTCAAATACGGTGTCTTGTGCAAGATATGGAACTTCAGTCCACTTATCGTTATCCGAATCAGTTATACTTTTAATTCTAATAAAATTCTCATCTTCCAATTTTATTTTATCATAAATCTTTGGAGTTTCAAAAGAATATTCTTTTGTTTTAATAGTACCGCTTGATGCTTTAATTTGTTTCTTTAATAAATAATAAACTGGTGCATTTGTATTTTCATCTATTTGATAAACGGTCACCTCAGTTGGACTTAGTGAAGATGAGAATGAAAAGTCTAATTGACCTTGTGTTATAAAACTAACATCACTATTATCAGTTGAACCGATTGACATACCATCAGAAATAACCATTGCATAAGTAAAATCAGGTTTTACATTATTACCAGTTCCAGTAGATGGTACTAATTGAAACACATCCATAGTAACAGTTGCAGGTACATAGTTTTTGGCTTTATACCCATACGCTGCAGCGATATTAAATAAGTTACTATTTTCTTCTGCAGTTGTTATTAATGATTCTCTTAGTTGAGTGTCTGTATAAAATGATAGAACGTCACCGACATATGATGCCATCTCAATGAACATCATACCAGGAGATGATTCGTTAAAATCATTATATGTATTTGGAAAGTATGTTTTAGAAAAATCAATTAGATTTTTTCTAAATTCACCGAAGTCTCTACCTATTAAAGATACATCCTTTTGTACTAAGTCGTTGTTAACTTTTTTTGCCATAATATACCTATTCTATTGTTGCTGAACCTGCGTTATCTACATACATAATAATTTGTCGATTTACACCATCCTCTGTTACCCTATATGATAATTGAATTTGAACATAGTTTCTATCTTCTATTACTTCAATATTAATGTTATCAATAACTATATATGGTAGCCAGAAATTAATATCTTCTGTGATAGCTTCCGTAAGACTATCTGATAAACCAGCTCCTATTTGTTCAAACATTAAAGAATATACACTAGACCCAAACTCAGGAACAAATGGACGTTCTCCTTTTCTAGTTAGTAATAAGTTTTTTAAGTTGGATATGGATTGTTCTTCAGTTGTATAACTTAAAGTAAACAATCCCTTATTACTACCGAATGGTAAGGTAATACCGACTGCGACATCGGGTTGTAAATCTAAAGTTTGATACGAATATTCTTTTCGTGGTTTAGCCATTTGTTATCTTCCCTTTTTCTTATCAATCGCTTTCATTAATGCTGAATAATCTTTTGTCATTGCACCCATAACGTTTGCAACTTCTTCATTATTAGTATCAACGGGTCTACCATCTATATCTACTGCAGGGGCTATTGTATTAGAGTTCCCACCCACAAATCCTTGTGCTTGGTTAGACCCAAACTGAGCATCCATATTTCTCCACTCACCATCATTTGCAGTTTCGTTTAATAATTCATTTAACAACGGATTCTTTACAAATGTTTTTGGTTTAGATGGGGTTACTGTACGTTCTTCTTTTAAAATATCAGATATGTTTATATCTAATGGGTCTTTAACCTTTTTAGGTTTAGACTTTGTTTCTTTTATAATTGGTTTAGATACGTTTCTAACTTCCGTAATGATAGGTTTTAGTTCTTCCCTAACTACCTTTCTTACGATAACTTCCAATAATTGTGCTAAATCTTTTGCCTTCATAGTAATATACTTTTATATAAATATCAATTTTTTTGTTTTATGACACACCCATCCAAGGAAAAGGTGGGCCTGGTATTGGTGGTGCTGGTGGTGCTGGGATTAATCCATTATATAATCCGTTTACAGTTAGTAGATGTGTTGTGAACGCTGATATTAACTTACCACATATAATACTACCCATTGGGGTTGGTGCTGGTGGGTTGTTAAATGCTGTCCATAACCCTACATCTAATGGAGATGGAGTTCCACCTGTTAGAACGGTAACACCAGTCGTTGGTGATACATATCCTGGTGGGGGTGGCATTGGTGTCCATGTAACTCCTGCCCAATAGTTTACTGTCTCAGTTGCCCATTTTAAAAACATAGGTGGGGTTGGTGGGCCTTCGGAATCTTTTATCTGATTGAAGGTATCTATTATAGCATCTTCAATTGGTTTAGTCGGAGGTGCTGATATGATTGCTGAACCTGGTATTAATGTAATCATTCCACTAGCAACCGATGCCCCATATGCATCTGCAATAACTTTAGCAGTATCTGCTTCTGTTTTTTCGATTGGTGCATCTAAGTAAGGTGCAACCGTTGCTTGAAATGATGGAAATAATACAGGCATTTATTGAGCCATTGCTTTTAAATCGGTTAATAATTTTTGAACATCTGCTACGTTTGTTGCAGGGCCAGTTGGGCCTACACCAGTTGCGAATGTGGCAGTACCTGCAGTTAAATCTGCTACTTGTTGAATAAGTCCTTCTAAGATTGTAAACATCTTATCCATCTCCATTGCCCATGAGGGTGTTGCATTTATAATATCCTTTGCGCCTGATAATATCACATAATCAGATTTTGAATCCAATAAAATTCTATCAGATGTTATTATAACAGATGGTTTGTCAAATTTAGATTGAACATCAACACCCATTCCTAAATTTGTTTGAGATGTTTTTAAAGATATTTTTTGTGATGAGGTTAGGTATATTGATGATAGGTCATCATCAGCACTTTCAATAATAAATTTATTATAACTACCACCACTTTTTCTACCATTACTTAAAATAGTAATTGGGTCTTCTACTGTTGAAGATTCCCATGATGGGTCTTCTGTTGTGTCTGCTTCTGTTGGGGAGTATCCAAATCGTAATGAATGTCCAAACCTACCTTCGATTAAAACATCACCTAAAAATGGTTGTAATGAACCCACATCAGTTCTTTCAACAAACCCATCACCTAAGTCGGCATCAGATTCACCACCAGATGTATTGGGGTTTCCTGCAGAAGTATCCCCATAGTCACCACCCGATGTGGTTGAGTTGGTTGAGTTTGCAGTTGGTAGTGAGTTGTTATGAACGTTAGATTGAACGGGTATTATATGTGAATAATATTTTCTTTTTTGTGCTGATTTTGAATTCGAGTCAGCAGTTTTTGAGTTTAAAACTATAATCTGTTCACCTAATATTGGTATACGTTTTATGTTTGTATCAATTGGGAATACCTCTACTAATGTGTTTGCGGATGTATCTAATAATGCTTTTATAGAATAAACTTTATTTACATCATCATCTTTTAAATTTATTTGCTGTATTGTACCCGTTTGTATTGCTGACATCTACTCATCTCCTTCGTTTTGAAGAGAATCTATTTTCTCATCAATTGCTTTTGCATTTTCTAAAAGTTGTTTCTTCTCATCATCACTTAAACCAAGACCACCACTACCATCATCTGAATTAGCGTCTTTCATCATCCGTTGTATGATTGCTGCAAGTTTTACTATTTGGTCATCGTTCTTTACTGATACTTCCATATATTCCTTAATTAAAGGAACTACAACCGTTGCATCTTGTAGGTTCTTAACTAATGGTTCTAACTGAGCTATAAGTAGTTTTAGTTGCCTATCTTTCTTTTTTGAGTTGTTATAAACATCAGACATAATATCTGCAAAGGTTTTTCCTTTAAATAATTCAGTATCTTTATCCATTCTTTTCCTTTAACTCATAATCTAATTTGACATAACCTGTCTTATTGTACTCAGTATAAAGTTGAAGATAAATACTTTTCATTTTACCAACCACTTTTGTTATATATTGAGTATGAACACCAGTTCTTTCTCTAATAAGTATGTAAAGTGCTTTCTTATTATATGAATATAGGTCTAATCTATTTTTAAATAACTCATTTACAGAATCTGCAATTGCTCTATCTCTATCTTTTAGGAATAACGTATCTAAATTGTGGTCAATATATTCACAATAGTGGTCTATGAAATCTGATTTAGATTCTCGTAATAATTCGGCAGAAACCTCATTAGTTATATTACGAGATGTGTCTACTTTTGTTAAATCATCTCTAGTTTTCATTCGGGCATAGTTGGCGTTGTTTTCATTAAATAACCAATTTCTAGCAACAACTGTAAAATATGAGAATGCTCTACCATTCTCCCCATTAAATTTGTGAATCTTTTCATTAAGAAATGCAACTACATTTGCTTTTACATCTTCGTATGGTACATCAAAGTAATATGTTTTGTAAGTATGAATTACATTCTCTGCCATTTTATCAAATGGGTAATGAATAAACCTATTATAAATTTTATTCTTTAATACTTGGTCATCAGACCCATTGTACGCGTTTATAGCTATTTCTGTTATTTGTGTGAAATATCTTTTACTTTTTTTCTTCCTCGGCATCTAAATTATATTTTTCGTTTAGGTTTTCTATTGAAGACTTTATCTCATCAAAGATATATCCACTTTCATCATCAGATTCAAATGAACCCAATCTATCAATCTTTATCATTCTATTGTATGCGTTTTTCATTGAGTCATAAACCGACTGAATGTATGCGTCTGAATTATCCAATTCATCTTCTAATGCTTCATTCTTACGAAGAAGATTATATGTTCCGTATCCTAATAGTAAGGTTAAAACTGATAATATTACTATGAATAATAATTCCATAACTATACTTCCTCTGTTTCACCAAAGATAGATTTAAAATCAATCTTATCTGGCATTTTTACATTTTCTAACTTTGCTTTCTTAGTTGGCCTACCACCTACACTTTTAGATTCAACTTTCTTATCAGAGTTTATAACTCTATCTCGTTCGAAGTTTGCTGCAATCATATCTGCCTGGTGCATTATTGTTGGTAGCTCTGTCTTTAACTTATGGTCTTTATTCCACGTTATAAGATAATCCTTATTGCTATCAACATACAACCCATCTGTTAACTTTATACCAATGTATTCAGTTTCAGATATCTTAACTCCATAGTGATTTAATAACCAAAATGTTCTATCAGTTGTGTCCATCCAATTCATATTTGGATTTGTTTTGTAAATCTTACCCTGATTTTCAATGTGCCATTGTGAGTCATTTGGGATATACCAACTTTCTTCATGATTACCAACTTTTCCTAAATCATGATGAAGTGCTGTAAAAATTAATGTTTGTTTATCAAAATTTAAAGACATCCCAAGTGATTCATACAGGTCGTATAACTTCAAAGCGTTTCTAGTAACTCGTAGAATGTGGTCAATATAACCACCTGCAAATGCATTATGGAAATGTTCAATGGATGATGCCGGTGTGAGAATTATTCTATTCTCTATGTGGTCATACATCTTGTTTAACTTCTCCAATCTCTCACCTTCAAAGGTTTGGTTGATTAGTTTTCTGAACTTTTCATAGTTCTCTGCAATTTTATTTTCATCTAAAATGTGTATCATAACTTTTTATTTTTTATTGTAAGTAATTAATTATTAATGAGTTGGGTGATAGTGATTATGAATTCGTATTAGTTTCATCCAATATAGATAAGAATTCACTCTCTCTATAAATGTTGTATGTTTCTTTACCATTCTTGTGTTTAAATCCAGTCCCATCTAAAAGAACTACATCACCTACTTTTGTACTCATAGGGATTACTGTACCCGAATGAGTAAACAATCCACTACCAACTGCTACAACTTCACCCATCATTGTGGTGTCTGAACCCGATGGTTTATATAAACCACCCGTTGTTTTTTCATCATGTCGTTTTACTATTTTTACGACAACTCTATCCCCTAAGGGTCTGTATGTGTATTCCATAACTTTTTTGTTTTATATGATTTTATTTATAATTCCTAATTCCAATGCTTCCTCTGAGTTTAGAAAGTAATCGTTTTGTTGGTTATCAGACCACCATTGTTTATCTTTGTTTGTACATTCGGCCATAATGTTATTACAATCATCTTCCAATTGTTCAGCAAACTTTGCATTTGATTTCAGGTCTGATAGTTTACCACCCGCATAAGATGATAGTTGGTGAACCATTATCTTAGAATGCTTGGATGCTGCTCTAAGACCAGTTCCTGCTGATAATAGTAGTGCAGCTGCACTCATTGCCATACCTCTACAAACTATGTTAGTTTTAATTCCATCATTATCATTTAAACTTCTAATGTAATCTATTAATCCTAATGTTTCCACAACATCACCACCACCCGAATTTAATAGAATGGTTATTGATTTTAGTTCTGGATTAATCTTTCTAAGTAATCGTACCTTTGATATAATATCAAATGTTAATCCTGATATAATCTCATCTTGCACTAAGATTATATTATCTTTAATATCGATTCCGTAGTCAAATTCTCTAAACTCTTGAAAGTATTTTTCCTTTTCATTTGAGTCACTATTATATGTTACATCGATATCACCTTCAGTTGTATTTCTACCACTATTATATAAATCACCCATATTATCTTTTAAGTTTTTATGTTTGTTATAACAAATATACAAAAAACATTTGGATAATCCAAATTTATTTTACATTATTTTGTGCTATTGCAGTTGAGTCGCTATATGGTTTTGAAAGACCACCGTATATTTTCTTTTTATCTACGTTTTTAGTAGTGTGTATTTCTACATTCCCTTCGGAATCTTCAACTTCGAAACTATCAGAAATATTATAATTAGCAAGAATCTCTTCGTTCTTCTTAATCATTTCTTCTTGATTAGGTTTTTCTTTTTTACTTCTTTCTTCTTTCTTAACAACAACTTCTTCTTCCTTTCTACCGATGAATTTATTTACAGCAAGTACCATAGCGATTGCTAATGGGTCGAATACACATACGATTAATAATGTAAACCAATTCACAATAGTCGCCATTGGTTTGTTTGTAATCTCAGCCATATATCTTAGAGGCCCAATCTCTGCTGCTACTTCGTTGGTAGATTCCATATCCAATACTTTTAAATCTAAAGAAGTAATTGAATCAGTTAAGGCTTCCATCTTAATAGAAACCTTATTACGTTCTTCTTTCATATCATTTAACTGAGTTGTAAGGACTCTTCTCGTAGAAGATGATGTAGTTGTTATAATCTCACCAGTCTCTTTATCTTTGTATTGTATGGTGTTATTAGACAACCCTTTAGTAAGGTCTGTAATGGATGTGCTTAGTTGAGTTCTCTCAATCTTATACCCATCCAATGATTCAGAGAATCGGTCTCTTTTCATTTCAACTACTTCAGTTTGTTTATCTATAATGGTTAATTGGTCTGCCGTAGTTTGATATGCTGATGTTAAGAATCCATATATACCTGCTGATGTTATTATCATTAAGATACCCACACCCAATGTTAGGTATGATTTTAAAATCCAACCAATCTTATCCCAATTGTTATGGAGATATGATGCTACAATTAATTTAGCAAACTCTAGTGCAGTTGCCATAATGATTACTTCAGTTTTTGCTCCAGCAAATAATGAACTAAGTCCAAATACGGAATAATATGCAGCCGTACCTGCTAATGACAATGTTGACAGTATCATTAGAAACCCAAATGCATTTCTTCTTGAAAAAAAGTTATTAACAATTTTCATATTATTTTCCTATAATTAGTTTTATTAACTTTCAGTTCTGTATTTATTTACAACTATTATTAAATAAGTAATAAGTAATTAGATTGATAACAACCTAATAACCTATAACAATAAGTATTAAAATAATAATAATTAATCTTAAAACAAGCTAAAGGGGATACTATACATTCGTCTGAATGTACTCTAAGATTGAGAGTTCTTTAGCCTTTGCCTCCACCATTACATCTACATCTAAACCATAAGTATTAGGAACACTACTAATGTAATCTGAATGTGCTTGTGGTTTTATCTTATCATTATTTTCATGTAATGATTTAGATTCTGAATAATGAACTACAGGTTTGATATCACCCCAAGTACTAACTGCTAATCTCAGAGCTTCTTCTTCAGTTAAACCACCTGTACAGAATTTATGATGGTGATAATCAAAAACAATTGGGATTCCAATTCTTTCATGTATGTACATTAAATCTTTTACTGAGTACATACTACCCTTATCATCGTTCTCTACCGTTAAACGTGTTCTAACTGACTCAGGAAGTCTCTCAAAGTTCTTACAGAATCTATCCATAGCTGAAATCTTATCACCATACACACCATTACAATGTATATTCAGCTTATTGTAAGGAGTACGAGATAAACCTAACAAATCAAACACCTCACCATGTGTAGTCAAATCAGTAATAGTATTTTCTACAACGTGTTCTCTTGGTGATACCAACACATTGAAAGGGCCAGGGTGTGATGTAATACGTTGACCATATTTCTGTGCAAGATGACCTGCCCCTGCTAATAGAGTTTTGATACGAGTATAATGTGGTAAATCTTTTAGATTGTACTCAGAAGCCCAAGGAAACAAATCAGAACTCAACCTAAAGAAGTTGATACCATTCTTATGATTCCATTTGATAATCTCAATTAAATCTCTACAATTCTGTAACCCTAATTCAGAGGCATAAGATATACCCCTTTCTTTAAATGTTTTTTTAATCATACTACGATTAGTAGTAATTTTGGGTTTCTGCGAACCCAATGTCATATTGATACACGCGTATCCTAAATTTCCCATAATGTGTTTTTATTTTACTATGTAAATGTAATAAAAAAAGGGGACTTATACAAGCCCTTAATGTTAACAAATTGTTAAGTCTTTAAGACGTAAAAAGGGGAAGCTTAATTAAAAACTCCCCCATTTAGTTAATCAGTTGCTATGTTATCTTCTTCAATCGGTTCAACATCTACAATTTCTTCACAGAAATAGAAATAGGGTTCTTTTTTAAAAACCCTATCGGCTCTAAGATGTTCACGCCACG